GTGGCCATGGCCAAGTTATTCAACTCGCCCAGTGCCAGTTTACGAAACAGGTCTTTTAGTTTCATGTCAGTCCCTGATCAAACAATGTAGGAGTCAATCCGATTGGTTTCTACTGCTGCATGCGAGTCAGCCCACATGCCCAGCTCTTCCTCGGTCTTTGGTGCAGCTTCCGATGGAACCCATGGTTTCAGGTAGGCAAGTTGGGAGATGGTGTCGATGCAGTCATCTTTACCCTTCAGGCCGGACTGAGTAGCCAGACGAATCTGCTCCATGTATTTTCCCACAATCTTGGAGCCTTTCATCTCTTTAGGGAACCAGATCTTTCGCATCTTGAACCAAGGAACAACCAAGTTGAACCGGGTCAGTTTGTCTTGGGTTGGGCGAATACCCGGGGCACCCCCGGCCTGATCACTGGCAAAGTTGAACCAGATGTTACGACGCATCTGTTCGCCTTGGAGCCAAGTAACAAAGGCACCCTGCTGGCCCGACACTTCGATACCCACCTGTTGCGGTTTGTACTTCAGCACGTGAGCAAACAAGGTATCGATGGTCTTCTCCATCGTTTGTTTCTCGGCAATGCCATCCACCCAGAACCAATCCCGGTTGGCGTTATACGCCCAGTCGGCAATCACACTGTCGTCCGCTGTCTGCTTGGCCGAGGTGGCAAAGTCGGTGGTCATGTAGAAGTTGTAACGTTCCGGGTGCTTCAGCAACTCGGCCCGGTCATACCAACCGATCTCTTCGTCCTGTACCAGCCGTTCTTCAGCCGAAGTGATTCGCAGCATCAGCTCTTGGTAGAAGGCCGAGAGCTTGCCGGTCTTGACGGCCATGTCGTACTGCTCGCTCACGTACTCGTAGCTGAAGCGGTCATCCCAGGCACCGACGAATTCTTCCTTGGTGCAGGGGAACTGCTCGCACACGGGCCAGACGTTCACGTCCCACGCACCCGACTCAACGGCTTCGATCAAGATGTCATCCACGTTGAACGGTGTACCGTTGAAGATCACCTTGCGGCGAGTCGGGTCCAGTGCGTGGTTGACCCCCTTGTACACGGTGTCCTTGATCGCCGTCATCGCGGCCTTCGACTTGGAGTCGTCATCACTTACCAAGTCATCGAGGATCGCTACCGTTGGACGCTTACCAAAGATCTTGGTACCCCGGAGGCCAGTCTTGGCACCGAACATCTTGCAGCCCAGCACGTGGCCGTCACGGTTCTTGAACTCCAGATAGTTGTCGGTGAAGTCAGCCTTGGGGATCCAGTACTGAAGGAAAGGACTGTTGTCGTAACGAAACTGGATGTTCTTCCGGGCCGACTTCACCCCGTTGTCCATCGAGTCGGAGACATAGATCATCCCCTCGACTTTGCCGAAGTTCGGGATGTAACCGAAGTGGGCACAGAACAGCACGAAGTATTCCATGAACAGTGTGGTCTTCGCGGCACCCCGGAAACACAGGTTGGCAATGTAACTGTTCACGGCCTTGGTGATCGGGTTGATGTCGACCACCTTGTCCAGCATCTTCAAGTGAACCGGTGGTGTTTTATGAGACTCGCCCACATCACCGTTGACCATCTTGATCCAGTTCATGAACGTCAGGGCAAAGGTCGACGGGATATACGACGGACTGTTCAAGACGGAATAGTCCACCGTGTCCAACCATTCATCCAGCTTCTGGGCAATCAACCCGGTTTTAAGGTCCATCTTCGGGTGGGTCATTGGGCGTTCTCAAAGATCCGTTGGGCAGCAATGTCCTTGGTGGTGGCACCACCTTGGATCAAGGCTTGCTGTTGGCGAGCCAAGTTCTCCAGCATGTCCTTCATTTCATTCATGCCAGACGACTCAGCCATGTTGATGTTGACCAGTGGGCCGGACTCTTTCGGCTTGGCCAAGTGCGTGAGCAACAGGCCGGCAGCTTCAACCTGCACTTTCTCGCTGGCAGCGTTCATCATCTTGTCAGCCAGTTGATTGATCGCCTTCTGCTGAATGTCCCGGTTCAGGATCCAGATAGGAATGAACGAGGCCTCGGCAACAGCAGCCACCAACTTGCCCTTGGCATACATCGACACGTGTGAGCTGATGTCTTTCTTGCTCTTGCCGGCTGCGACCAAGGCAGCATGGCGTTGCGGGAACGTCGAACACCATGCGTCATGGTTGCTCATGTCCATCATCTTGAACGACGTGTAGGTCACGGCATTCAAGTAGTCCTGCATCTTGTACTTGCCATCGCGTAACACGGAGGCGTAGGTGATGAAGTTGTCACGGACTTGTTGTGCTACTTCGGGATCGGCCACCACATTGTTGATGGTGTCAACGAACTGTTGGGTGACAGCCGACTTCAAGTTGGCTGGTACTGCCTGGCTTACGTCAGCAACGGTCAGCGTCATGTTGGGTAATCTCCATATAAAACGGGGAGCATTGTAGCTCCCCTTGGTTCACAGTGCCTCGGCACCTTCAAGTAGCTCACGTCGCAGGCGGGTAACTTCCATTTCCTGTCGGCGTTCCTGCTCTTCTACTTGGGTCAACTGTGCTCTTAATCCGGTGCGACGTTCTTTGGTGAGCTTCAGCTCTTTGACGGCACGGGCGTAAGACAGACCCCGGTCAGTCAAGTTACTCATGCCGTGGCCTCATCGTAACGTTTGTTGATGATCAGGGCATACGGGGCCATGACTTCGTATTGAAAGCGTAGATCTTCTTGGGCAGTGGTCGGCAACTTACTAAACGCAACCGAGTTCAGGTAGATACCCAGCTTCTGGTACTTCTCGTTCAGGTCATCGCGTTCAACACGCAGACGATCCAGATATGTTTCTTCTGGGATCTCCAGCGTAAACACATCAAGCGGCTGGGCCACACCCCGGATAAACCACATGAAGGCTTCCTGAAGTTTGGTCTTGGCAATGTTCAGTTGTCGGTGGTCCACACCTTCGACCTTGGCGACTTGCTGCCAGAGCTGACCAATGTCTTGCTCGGCCAACTTGATACTGTTGATCGAGTCGATTTCACTCTGGCTCAGATCCCTGTATCCCTTGATAAGCTTGTGCTGGTTGTCCATTAATTCATTCCTTGGGTGGTGAAAAAGGCAGTTGGCCTTTAGACTGCCCTTAGTCTAACTCAACTTACAAGGAGAAAGGAATGATCGAACACCTGTACCAACACATGCAAAGCGGAATGTTTGCGGTGCCCTTCCCACTAGAATCGGTATTCGACTTCAACATCCGGTTCCAAGTCATTGTGGATACCGAAGAGCAGTACGACTACCTCTATGCCATGCAACTCATGTACGGAAGGGAGCTGGAGATCGACACATGGGCCAGCTTGGCCGAGAAGCGTGAAGCCCTGATGCAGACCAACCGACTGAAGCTGCGTCTGCTGCCCATCGTCTTCACCACGTCCAAGGTCAGCTTGGAGGAATACAGATGATCGAGCACTTCTATCTGTTCAGTGAACTGAACCGGGATGGCAAGGAGTGGACCTTGGAAGATGTCTTCGACTGGAAGCCCTGCAAAATTATCTCTATGGGTGACGACGAAGACGCCTACCTGTTCTCTATGCAACTTATGCTGGGTGAGGCCACCATCATTCCCTTCCAGAAGTTTCATGACGACTACTGGATCGTGGATGATCGCAACATGCGTGGCTACAAACACGAGACGTTGCGTGACGTGCTCCAGGGTGTGATCTTCTGTACCGACCCACGGTTCCTCGACTACATGATGGACCATGCCGGTGACCTGAAGTGGCAGAAGAACCAGAGGGAAAAGAAACACTGGAGTCAGCCGGTAGCTCAGCACTCATTGCTGAAGGACTGGTTGATATGAGTCCAGTTCACTTCTGGCTCAGGCGTATGGGCTGGGCCACTGAGGAAGTAGACATCGAGCGTGTGTTCGATGCCATTGTCCCAACCAATAAGAAGGTGCTACTGGTTGAGAGCCAAGAGGAATATGACTACTGCTGGGCCATGCAAATGATGATGGGCAGTGAAATACAGATCATCATTGACAAGGGGGCCAGCCCGTCAGAGTACGTAGATAGGTTTTCTCGGGTGTTCACCACGTGGAATCCCAGTGATAGAAACAGAATTTGACACGTGCCAGTATAGAGCTTACTTTGTAATGGCATTGCGACGAGGCACTCTTGAGACACAGCCCCAGCCATCGGTGGGATGTAACAATGGCAGCATGAGATCAGCGACTCCTTCTACCTTCGGGTGGTTATACGGGCGTAGCCCCAGTTGGTCGATCATGTACTAGACCCCTGTCTTCGGACCGGGGTCTTTTTATTTGGAACCAATAAACCAAGGAGAGCCCTGTGATCGAGATCAAACAAGAGTATGGGGATCAGTGGATAGCCTGTGATACCAATGAGTTCTGGCGAAACATCGGCATCCTGCAACCGATACTCGTAGAGACGCAGCAAGAGTTCGACTACCTGTGGGCGATGCAGCTCATGATAGGCAGGGAGTTCGTCATCCTGCTCAACGGACGGGATGGTGACAGCAATACCTACAAGGGTGACCTTCCACCCTCTATAGTTAGAATCATGTTGTGAGTATTACCGTCTATCCGGTTCACCTTGCTCCCTTGGATCCAGATGGATAGGCTGGCCGCCCCTTGGCCAGTGACACCAAACTGGATGGGGAGATAGAGGTATGTTAGTAGGACCATAGGGGAAATGGTTCTGCAAATTTTCATGGGGATTTATGTGGTAGGTAGGTTTCGTTGTAGGGTGTTACACC